TCACTGTCGGCCACCACCGAATGTCAGATAAACATTAGTACCTTCCAAGGTTCCGGTAATCGTTTCTTTATGATGAATCAGAAGCTGAAGGCCGAGACACCTGAGAAGGTATTTATCTTTGATTGGCGCGATGATCCCCGCAAAAACGAAGAGTGGGCGCGCAGAAAGCAGGCAGAACTAAATGATGAGGTCATATGGGCGCAAGAGTACGAGCGCGATCCGTATGCGTCACAGACTGATAGCTTCATACCCGCCAAGCATGTTCTTGCTGCAATCGATGCGCACCTGAAGCTGGGCTTTGATGGGTCGGGTATCCGTGCAGCTGGGTTTGATCCAGCTGATACCGGTGATGCGAAAGGATTTGCATTCCGTCATGGGTCGGTTTTGTGGGAGTGCGAAGAACTGCACGATGGCGATATCACGTATGCGATCCCCTGGGCGTATGACAAAGCGGATGCTTTGCGCGCGGAAGTGATGGGTTTCGAGGCTGATGGCATGGGAGCGCCAGCAATGAAGCTGGCATTCCAAGACCGTAGCGGTGAGCGCATGCGTGTCGAGGCATGGCATGGAAGCGCGGGTGTTGATGATCCTGATGGCGTGTATCTCAAGGCAAACACCCCGCAAGGCGTTGATAAGACCAACCATGACGCATATGCAAACCATAAAGCGCAAGACTGGGATAAGTTGGCCACACGGTTTAAGAACACATATCAAGCGATGCAGCGGCAGGAGCAGGGTTTTATGATCAATGCAGATCCTGACGATCTAATATCTTTAAGCTCTGAGTGTACGCACCTGGATGCGCTAAAAGCTGAGTTGTCGAGTCCGAAGCGCGAGTGGACAGATAACGGCAAGATCCGGGTCGAGGGTAAGAAGAAGATGAAGGCGCGGCAAATCAAGAGTCCAAACCTGGCGGAAGCGTTGGTGGTGTGTTTTTCTATGCGCAAGCCAGTACCGGGCCGTAAGCGATCGCCAATGCGCACAAGCGGTCGGAGGGCGTTGAAAGATAGGGGTATGGGATATTGATTAAGTTAACAAACCACAACTGATGAGAGAGAGAGAATGAAATACGTGACACTACTGATACTACTGTTTGCAATGCCTGCTATGGGCCTTGGCGAAACACCACCACCACCAGAATCGGCCCCTAATCTATCGGCTGATTCGGCAGCAGCTGCTTTCTCCGCGTCGCTGTCTGCATCTATGTCTAAGAGCAATTCAACGTCTGATGCGGTGGCATCCTCAATAGCTAAGGGTGGTGATTCGACATCGGGCGCGTCGATAGGCGACATTGGCAATACGGCATCTTCTGAGGGGTCGAGTGCATCTACTGGTGATGTGATTGTCAGCACCAAGGGCAGGAAAAATTCAGCCTTCACAGCGTATGCGGGTACGGGCATGAACACTGCAGATATGCTGGTGTGCTTTTCCCTGGCGGGGCAGACGCGGGGCGCTGGTGCGAGCGGAATAAAATGCTGGCTGCAGCGAGATCTGTATGCAAACTACCGGGCAGGACTGCATGCGGCGGCTGGCCGGTTTGAGGCTTCAGCAAAGGCGCAGTGCTCCAAGCCCCTGTTTTCGGCTGACTTTGATGATGTTGCGGATTGTCGCGCCAGTGTGTATCAGTCGCTGATAGACCAATCTATGCAGGCAGAACTGTCGGCTGTTGATTATGAGCAGCTGCTGAAGGATCAGGCATTTGAGTATGAAGAGAGGCTTGAGATTATGAGTCGCATGATCGATGAAGCTGCGGGGTTATCTGCAAAAAAGTAACGTCGCCGCTATATGCAACTGTAGCGGCGGAAGAGAGCGAACCGGATCAAGATGAAGTTGAAGATCAGCTGAAGGCAGAGTTGCGTAAGGTACGTGCAGAGCTGGCTAAGCAAAAGCGGGAAACTGGTGAGGGGTTGCGCCGGGTGCAAGAACAGCTGCAAGACACCTACGCGCCGATAGATTTGGAGCAGAAACGTGCAATATCGGAATGAAATAATCGTGGCGGTGATTGCTGCGGGGATAGGCTTTAGCGTGAATTACGTGTTGGCCAATATGCAGGAAGATTCTGTTGCCGGTGATCATGCGCGCATTGCGAGTGCGCCAGCGGTGAAAGCCCTGGCTGCTTCTGTGAAGGCGAATGCTGACAAAATGGAAGCATTGGCGCTTACTGCTGCAACGATTCAAGCGAATCAAAGGGCGATAGTTCAGAATCAGGACCGGATCTTTAACGCGATAACGAATGCAGGAGAGAGCCCCTAGTTCAGCCCACTTGCCGTTACGCTAACGCTGCTGGTTCTGCCAACTCCCCTCGGCGCAGCTGGCACTTAGCACCCCCCTACGGCGGGTGGGCTGGATACTTACTAGCAACGTAGCGCCAAAACAGGTATTTTCGCTCCGGTAATCATCGGAGCCCATCCCCATGGCCGAAGCATTCGACCTACCTGACGAACAAGACGAAACCGACGAGCACGAGCAAGACGAAGCTCTTGACCTGGCTATGCTTGATGCCCTGGCTATGACCATTGCTGAAAAGAGGCGTGAGGCTATATCAGGCCGTGCGCAGTGTGGCATTGAGCAGGAGTGGGCAGAAGATCAGGAGTTTTATGAAGGTATCGATGATGCGAACAGAGGCGAGTCGGGAGGGTATCGTTCTAAGCCGCCTGGTCAGATAGGGTTGGGTGATGAAGGTGAAGAGGGCGACGATTCGACAAGCTCTACGGTCTTTCCCAATATCACAAGGCCATACGTTGATGCAGCAGCTGCGCGTGTAGGCGATATGCTTCTGCCTACTGATGATCGTGCGTGGCAGATTAAGCCGACGCCAGTACCCGAACTGATGGACCTGGCCGAGTCGTTGCCCACTAAGACCGAGCGCGATGAAATATCAAAGCGTTATGACAATGAGGCCCAAGGACCGGAACGGGCCAATGCGGTGATGAAAGACGAGGCTGATCTGATTAAGAGCAAGCTGCCGAAAGATATACAGGGGCAGGTTGAGAGCGAGGCCATGAACACGTTTGGTGAAGGATCGCCAGCGTATCAGGGTGAGGAGGATTACCAGATGCGCCTGCAAAAGACGTATCTTGACCTGGCTGACTCGATTACTGCAGATATGGAAGTAGCGACGAAGGGTGCCAAGAACGCGGAACGGCGCATTGATGATTGGCATACCGAATGCCAGTACCACACCCATATGCGTGATGTGATCGAGGGTACAAGTCGATTAGGTACGGGTGTTGCTAAGGGGCCGATACCGGTCAAGAAGCAGCACATGGCGTTCAAAAACGGCAAAATCATTATTGAAGAAGTGATTAAGCCGGTGACACTGTGCGTCAATGTGCGCAATTGCTACCCTGATCCTGGCTGTGGTGAGTCCGTTCACAACGGCGCGTACCACTTCGAGCGCGATGATATTACGTCCAAGACGTTGATGCAGCTGCGTGGCCAGCCTAACTATCACACTGAAATGATCGACCTGGTTCTCGAGGAGGGGCCGTACAAAGTCACTCGTGAAGTGGCCGAGACTGATGGCGTTGACGGAATGATCGGCCTGATCCGTCGAGACAAGAAAAATCTGTATGAGATCTGGTACGGCTATGTGCACATCACGCGCACAGAGGCCGAAGAAGCGGGAATAGAGATTCCTGAAGAAATGGGCAACTACCCGTTGATCCCTGTTGATGTGACCATGGTCAACAACCACATCATCAAAATAGTGATGAATCACCTGGATACCGGCGAGTATCCGTATGACTACATGGTATGGCAGAAGCGCGCCGGGTTGCCGTATGGCATTGGTGTCGCTCGCCAGCTGCGTACTCCGCAAAGAATACTGACTGCTGCGCTGCGCAATTTGATGGATAACGCTGGTCTGGCCGGCGGTCCTATGTGGGCATACCTTGAAGGTGTGATGGAGCCCATCGATGGTGTACCCGAACTGCGCCCTCGCAAGGGCTGGATGATCAATCTGGATATGGTTAACGATCCACGAATGATCGAGTACGCCTTACGCTACATTGATATGCCAATGAAAACGCAAGACCTGCAATCGATTATCGATATGGCGCTGCGCATGGCTGAAGATGTGACTGGCTTACCTAGTTTGATGCAGGGTAATCAGGGTAGTGCGCCTGATACTGTTGGTGGCATGACAATCCTGAATAACAACGCTTCAACGGTGCTACGGCGCATTGCACGGCTGTTTGACGACAAGGTGACTGAGCCCCATGTACGGCGCTATTACACCTATCTGCTGCAATACGGTGAGGAAGATGGCGAGAAGGCTGAGTTCGTTATCGATGCTCGTGGATCGAGCGCCCTGGTCGAGCGCGATATCAATAACAATGCTATTCAGCAGATGGGTGGCATGGTCACCAATCCTATTTTCGGCATGGACCCGCAAAAGTGGTTTATCGAATGGTTGAAATCTAATCGCCTTGATCCCAACCGCTTCAAGTATGACGATCAGGAGTGGAAAGAAACGGTCGAGAAATTGGTCGCCAGTTCGCAAAAACCTGATTCAGCTGTTGAGGTTGCACAGATCCGTGCGGAGAGTGCTGCGCAAGTGCAGGATTCCAAGAACCAGATCGAAGAGGCCAGACTCGCGTTGTCGAATGAGAAAGACAATCGTGATTCAGACTTCAAAGAAGCCAAGCAGCTGATGGACCAGGAGCTTGCTATAGCGTTCAGGACATTGGACAAAGAGATTGAAGATGCCACTACGTCAGCTAAAGAGCGTGAGATTATGCAGAAAATACGCGGTGATCTGGCTGAAGCGGCAATGAAGATCGAAGCGCAGTTCAAAATGCAGCAGGCTGGTCAGGGTGGTGAGATAGCAACACCACCAATCGAGCCAGCTGGCCGTGCGCCTGACGGACAAAGTTACGCCAAGTAGATAAGCGCCTATTCACACAGGAGAAAAGTATGGCCGGTGGCATTGCTAAGATGATCGCGGATCAGATGAGAATAATTCAGGACCGCCAGCAAGGGGCCAGCGCGGCGACAAATGACAGCACTATGGCCATGGGTGCGAGTGATGCAAAAGCTAAGCGTAAGCGTAAAGGCAAGGGCAAGGGGATCATTGCCGGTAAGATGCAAACACCTGCAGCCGCCCCTGGCAGGCCGATGAATACCCGAAACCAGCAGACACCCAAAGTACCAATGTACAGTTAGATCCTTTCCAACTTACTGGCTATGCGGTAGATTGCCGGTGAACCATCCTTGGCACCCTCATATGACTGAGTTAATACGGGCAACCACGAATCTAACCAACTCGGCACAGTTCGTGTTGTCATTCGTTATGACGATAGGTGTGTTTGGGATACTGACGGTTTACGTCATGGGCATGGCGGTTAATAGCACACCTTTCATTGAAAGCCTGGTACTGCTGACAGTGCGCGAGTGGATCGCGAGTTTCAGCTTCTGGTATCAGAGCTCGCACGGTTCAAAAATGAAAGATCATCCTGCATCGATACAACAGAAGTCGGTGATACAACAAAAATGAGAGAGAGCGATGTTAGACCCTCGGTTATTTGAGCCAAGCCAGCGCCGTACGGTCGTTGAATCAATTGACGATCGCATAGAAACGCTGCGCACAAAGAACGAAGCAACCACACTTGATGCTATAGCTACTGCGGAGTTACGCGGTAGAATTGCAATGTGCCGTGAATGGCGCCACACATGGGCCTCTATCGAAGAAGCCACACCACCACCGAGAGATCGCAGTACGCCACGTATGCGAAAAGATGGGTATTAAATAAGGGATTGAATCGATATGGGCAAAGAATTAGATATGGCGATGGACGATGAAACGGGCGAGGACAACGATGCCTTTGAATCAGGCTTTGATGGCGCGATGCCGCAAGATCCCGAACAAGGTCACGCGGTAGCTGTCACCGAACACCTGGGCGATGAAGGCGAAGATAAGGGGCCGATGCTTGGCGATGAAGAGCATTTGGCCGAGCAATTGGCTATGCAACAGGAGTCTGACGATGCGGAAGAAGGGCAAAGTGCCGATATTGACGATAGTGATAGCTCTCTGGATGGCTCTGACGGTGGCGGCAATGGGGGCGCTGGCGATGATGACGATAATGGCCTTCCTGAATCTGCTGTAACGATGGAGCAATTGCAGGCTGAATTGGCGGAAATGGGCCAACGTCTGCGCAAGAGTGAAGGCCATATGGGGCGCATGCAGCAAGAGTTTCAAGCTGCTGGTGCTGCTGCTGCTGCTGCCAGTGCAGGTAATGCACCGACACAGGCCCAATTGGGCGCTATCGATCTGACTGACATCGAAGAGCTCAACCAGCTGGAAGAAGAGTTCCCTGAGTTTGCCGCCACACTAAAGGCTGTCATTGGCAAGATGTCTATGGGCGCAGCGCCAGCTGCTGCTCCTGGCGCTGCTGATCTACCGGACACCCCTAAGCCAATGACTGCGCAAGAGATAGCGAGCATATCTGCACAGGCGGCGGTTGATGCGTTGATCGAAGATGCACACACGGGCTGGGTTGATACGATCAATACCCCTATGTTCTCTGTCTGGATGAATGGTCAGCCGAAAGAGATTAAGGATCTTGGCGCCAGCGAGAGATCGTCCGACGCCATTGCGATGCTCGACAAATTTGAGCAATTTAACGGCTGGGTCAAACGTCAGGGAGACAAGGCCGACAAATATACGGATGCCGCATTGCTTGAAATCTACATGCAAGGTGGTGTAAGTTCCAATTCAGCAAAGCGCAACTCAAGCGCAAAGTCGCGAAATGACAGATTATCGGGCTCGGTCCCAGCTACAAATTCAAGTAGTCGCACCCAGCAAGATAACAGTTCAGACACAGTGAACGATGCTTTTGAAACGGGCTTTAAGTCGGCAAGATAACTTGCCATAGAGGAAAAGGCTGATACCGACACCACACGGTCCCGGTATCTAGCGACACGAACGCCGCCGGATAGCGCCCTTCGTTTGAAGATAGTTTGATTCGTCCTCACGAATCTTTAATTGTTTTATTCAAACGACAGGAGTAGCCCCATGCCGGGTCAAAATTTCAATTCGCCAGCTGCGCGAATCGCCAAATTCAAGGGCGAAATCTTAGGTCATGCCATTCCCAAAGAAGTGTTAGGTATCACTGGCACTCAACGGCGCATGCCAAAAAATCATTCTGCTGTAGTCGTATATCGACGATGGCTTCCCTATGGTGGTTCTGCTGGGTCTGCGACCAGTATCAACACCATCACTGCTGATCCAGTGGCGCACCAGACTACAGAAGGCGTTACGCCTGATGCTGACAGCCTGACGCCTGAAGATCGCACAGTCACCCTTAAGCAATACTCTTGCTTGTATATGTACACCGACAAGGTTGCGGATCTTTACGAAGATAACGTACCGGACGAAATGAAAGTCCAGACCGGTGAGCGTATGGGTCTTGTGCGTGAAATGATCCGCTATGGTGCGCTGAAAGGCTGCACCAATAAGTTCTATGCTGGCGGTACGAGCCGTGCAACGGTTGATGAAGCTGTGGGTAAGAACCTGCTTCGCCGCATTACACGGTCTATCAAGGGTAATCGTGGCCAGATGGTCACCAAGATCCTGGCGCCAAGCGCAAACTACAACACTGCGCCGGTCGAAGCTGGCTATCTTGTGTTTTGTCACACTGACTGCGAATCCGATATTCGTGATCTACCTGGCTTTATCAAGTGTGCAGAGTATGGCTCGCGCAAGCAGGTACACGAGTGCGAAATTGGCTCCATGGATAGCTTCCGCTTTGTTATCTCGCCCGAACTAAGCTCGATTCCTGACTCTGGTGCAGCCGTGGGCTCTACCGGTCTTGAATCAACAAGTGCTTCAAACGTCGATGTATACCCGATGATTGTCGTCGCTGAGGATGCTTGGGCTGATGTGGCTCTGCGTGGTCAAGACTCTTTTGATCCTACTCACATTCCGCATTCACAAAAAACCAAAGAAGATCCCCTGGGTCAACGTGGTTATGTGGGTGCGAAATTCTGGTCTGCTGCATTCGTACAGAATGATGGCTGGATGGCCGTAGCTGAAGTAGGCGTGACAGACTTAGGTTAATCCCTGAGTCCGAACCCCTCTTAAATTAGGAGAACGATAAATGCGTACTAATCAAGCTGCTGGCTTAGATATGGTATTTGGACCGGCAGGCATCACTGCTGCTGGCGCTGATGTGTTGTATGACACCTCGACCGCCTTTAACTATTGTATCAATGGCAAGGCATACGCTAAGTCAACGATATCAAGCGGCAATACCGCTGCTCTGACTGATGCAAACACGGGCTTAGGCTTTGTGGCATTGGCTGCAGACGAGGCATGCGCCTTTTTGTGGCTGATAAACGGGGATGGAACTGTTGCTGTAGCACAGGGTCCGGTCGTAGCGATTGATGGTGACACTGACCTTTTCAAAGACGATGGTGGTCGCCCTGAATTTCCAGCAGTACCTGATGGCTATGTGCCGTTTGCATACTCTTTGCATCAAACCAGTGGTGCTTCTAGCGCCTGGACGTTTGGCACGAGTTTGTGGAACGCAGCTGGCCTGACCGATGTACTGGTGGACATCAGTGTATTGCCTGATCGCCCACAGGCTGACGCTCGAAGCTAAGGAAACTCTCTCCCCTTAAGCTGATAGCAAAGATGTTCCCGGTCGCTTCGCCTTGGTGTCGCGACCGGGACATCACTTAACTGGGTCTACGCAACTAAAATAGAGAATCGATATGCGTTTACATGAAAAGCTAAGAAAACCCCTTGTTACTGAATCCCTTGAACTGGCAAAGAATGCCGTTATCAAGGTGACAAATTCTTCTGGTGTGGCAAAAGAAATCTCCGCAACAGAACTGGCGGCGCTCGATGGCCTGGACGCTGAACTAGCGTTACTTGATGGCATTACCGCGACCGCTGCCGAACTGAACCAAGCTGCTGATATCTCTGGAATGTTTGAGGTTGTCACAGCCACCAACGTCATTACCGCTGCTGAAAACGGTAAGACCTTCTTCCTGTCGGCTGCTGCAGGCTTTGTCAGTACATTGCCAGCACCTGCTGTTGGTTTGCGATACACGTTTATCGTGTCACTTGCGCCAACGTCAAACGGCTATGACATCGCCACAAATGCCGGTGCAAACATTATCAAGGGCTTGGCCTTTGAAGCTGAGACAGATACTGAAGATGATGGTCCTA